CTGATTATTTTAGTATGATAGATGCGGTTGACGGAGTCATCGCATTAGCCTGGGAATCGGATGAGGTAGAAGATAGAATGGTGTTCAGGTTTGGTCAAAGTGAGGATGAAATAACTGACATTTTATATTCTAAAGATTTAATTCTCAAAATAGAAAAAAAGGAATCTTATGAAAATTAACAAAAAAGCCTTGGATTTAGTTGAGGTAGGATTGAAACCTGACACAGTTGCAAAAATGTCAGAATCACAAATCAATACCTTGCATTCAAAAATGATATCAGAAATAACTATGGTTTCTAAAGCAGATACAAACACAATCAACAAACTTAAGACTGAAAAGAAACCTTTCGAGGTTTACGAAAAAGAAATGAAAGAACAACCTGATACTGAAGTCAGTATGACTGACAAGACAGCGGGAGGAACAACACAAGATCCTGTCCAAGTTCAAGGACCCGATGGAACTGACGACGAAGGTAATGATCAAATTAATAAAGAAAAAGAAATTTCAGAGAGAGAAACAAATCCATGGGCAATTTGTACTGCTCAGTTGGGAAAAGAATTTGGAACTACTGAAAGACACATGTGGGGAGCTAAAGAAAAAAACAAATATGAGAGATGTGTCAAAGACGTAAAAAAATCTTTGAAAGAAGGTGAAGATCCTTTAAATTTGTATTTCGAAAAACAAATCATGACAATAGTAGAGAAACATATTCCACCTAGAATGACAAAAGGAGATTTATTGAAATACTTAACAGAGGATGGACCGGCAGTTGCTCCCTCTAAACCAAAAGAAAATCCCACCACCAAACCCGGTACAAAACCTGGTACAAAACCACAAAAACCTGGTCACCCTTTGAAGAATCCGAATCCTGGTGAAAAACCCGCACCTAAGGCTGGTCACGAGAAGGCGAAGAAAGAGGTTATAGACTTAATTATCAATTTATTAGACAAGTAATCATGGCAAAGAAACTGAAAGAACAATTAGATTATGGTAATAGACCGGAAAGAATGGATCCTAACTTAGAAAGAAAATTGGGAGATCCTGAAGGATTGTATGGTAAGAACCCTGCTATGAGAAAAGGTCCAAAGGATGTCGAAAGACTTGTTAGCTCAAGATTTAAAAAAGTTGCAGATAAACTGAAATCTGTACCCGGTGTAAGAAATCTTAGTCCAAGAGTGATTCAGGGTTTTTACACGCAAATGATGAATAGAATCCCTGAAGTAATGTCTATAGAAGCAAGACATCGTGATGCACTTATTGAATTAGCCAAAAAAGCTTCGTTAGAGGAATCTGAAGTTCCTGAAGGATGGGTTGAAATTATTGCAGAATTGGGAATGCCAATCGATACATCTAATTTTAGGTATAACCCTGAAGAAGATGATGAAGATGATGAAGAGGATGAAGAAGAAAAGAAACCGAAAATACAAATGCCTTCTTTTGACATCGAAGACCTAACAGATGCTGAACAGTTAGAGTTGGAGAAGCACAAAAGAAATATTATAAATGCTATTATCCAAGGTGCGGCAAAGAAAGGACATTACATTTTTCAGAAACCATCTGTGAAAAGAGCTTTGGATAAGATTGACCCAAGTTTATTTCCACTTTACTTAGCAATCATGGCTGTCAATGACTACATGTATTTCACTCAAGAACAGATGATTGAAATGATGAGTCAAACAGGTATGGGTGTTGCAGGTAAGGTAGAACTTGATCCTGAAGATGGAGAAGACGGCGATGAAGGTGAGGATGAAGGACAAAGCGAAAGTGATACTGTTATCAAAGCTCAAGGGCTTATTTTTCCCATTTTATGCCATGAAATTATAAAAGGAATTGAAGAATCCAAGGGAAGACATGGTTTACCGAAGGAACCCGGTATGCGTCAGAAAGTACAACAACAAGTTGACACTGTGGCAAACGAACCTATGCAACTCAGAATAGGACCTGAGATTGTAGAGAAAATCAGATTTGCTCTACCTGATCCAATGTTTGATGAATCAAACAAAGGGTTGATAAACTGGTTCCATATCTTACTATACCAAATTCCCGCTCAAGAGTTTTTGGAAATCATTGGAGATGCTATATCCGAAGATTCGGCTAAAAATAAAAAAGCCACCAAAAAATTTGAAGAAATCATGAAAGAAGCTCAAAATCTCAAATCAGAATTCGAAGATTATAAGGAAGACAACAATATCGAATCTGATGATGAAGATGACGATGAGGGATTAGATGACTTCTTGGGTAGTTTGGGTATATCGAGACCCAAATAATTTTTAGTGACTAAAGAACAATTAATTATCGAAGTGACGAAGTGTATGAAAAACACTCCGTACGCGATGAGAACCTACTTACAAACTTTTGATAATACTGTCAAAAAGTATGTTCCTTTAGATTTATTCCCTGACCAAGTGACCTTAGTTGAGGATTACGACAACTACAATGAAAACATCGCCCTGAAATACAGACAGGCTGGTGTTTCGACAGTAACCGCAGCATGGTCATCCAAAAAGTTAGTTTTCGCAAAGAAAAACAACCCTGAAAAGATATTGATTATTGCAAACAAACTCGATACGGCAGTAGAATTTGCAAATAAGGTTAGAAGTTTTACAGAACAATGGCCATCTTGGGTAGGTGTTGGGTTCTCACAGGAAAAAAACTCACAAAGACATTTCAAACTCACAAACAATTGTGAAGTTAAGGCTGTTGCAACATCAAAAGACGCCCTACGTGGATATACCCCAACCATTTTGATATTTGACGAAGCCGCCTACATTGAGGCAGACGATGACTTTTGGGCTGCTTGTATGGCCTCTCTATCAACGGGAGGTAAAGTAATTGTAATCTCAACTCCAAATGGATATGACCCCATTTATTATGAAATCTACGAACAAGCGTTAAGAAACATGAATACATTCAAAGTTTCAGAGATGTTTTGGTACAAGGATCCGAGATACAACAAAGATCTGTATATGGTAAAATGTGATGATCTTACGGATTATCTGTTAAATCGTGAAAACTACAAGAATATTGAAGTGATAGACCTATCAGTGGAAAATGCCTACGAAAGAGACTATGATGTTGTTAAAGATTATGTTTCCAAAGGGTATAAACCATGTTCTTCGTGGTTTGAAGGGATGGTAAAAAAATTGAAGTATGACAAAAGAAAAGTTGCACAGGAACTTGAATGTAACTTCTTAGGTTCGGGTGACAATGTATTCGAATCAACCCTTCTTACGAAAATCAAAGACAACGATATAAAAGACCCTGATGGAAAAATGATGGCGGGGAATTTATGGATTTGGAAAGATCCTATTATGAGTCACAGATACATCATGGGTGTTGACGTTTCTAGAGGTGACTCAGAAGATTTTTCTTGTATTCAAATAATAGATTTTGATGATAGAGAACAAGTATTCGAATACGTGGGGAAAACACCACCTGATGTTTTGGCTGAGATTGCTTACAAATGGGGGAAGATGTATAATGCAATGATTGTTACCGATCTGACAGGTGGAATGGGAGTTGCAACAGCAAGAAAATTACAGGAATTAGGTTACAAAAATTTATATGTGGAAGGGTTGACAGAAAGAAATAAGTATAAATGGGACCCAAAGAGGGACGAAAAAATACCCGGTATTAACTTTAATGCAAAAAGAGTTCAGATTATAGCTGCATTGGAAGAGGGACTCAGACACAGTTTCAAAATTAGATCCCAAAGATTATTAAATGAAATGGGTAAGTTCATTTATGTCAATGGTAGACCTGACCACCAAAAAGGCCATCATGATGACACAATCATGTCAATAGCAATGGCAATTTACGTTGGGGACACATCATTCCAAAATTTACAGAAAGTAGTTCAGCAAACAAAAGTAATGATTGATTCTTGGCACACAGAACGTAGTGAGAACAAGATGAGATCCGATTTTTTTAATCCTACAATACCTGTGGCGGGAAATTACAATCCGAGATATATCAATGAAGCGTCCAAAGAGGACTACAGGAAATACGGGTGGTTATTTGGGGGTCGATAAGTATTTATATTATCAACGTAACACGTAAAATTGTAAAATGGATAGTAAGAATCTAACGGTATGGCAACGACTTTCTGCTGCATTTGGACCTAACGCGCTCCTAAATCAGGATTATCCTACTTTTCATTTCGATAAGGAAGTTTTGTTGAAAACCCAAAATAAAGCCGAATACGAAAAAGAAAAACTCCAAGCTCAACAAACGTTTTATCTATCAAACCAATGGGCAAAGGTTGAAAATAACTTATATTCCCAAGCCGTTTATTATGAACCAACTAGATTGGCTTCAGTATATGACTATGAATCAATGGAGTATACTCCTGAAATATCTGCAGCGTTAGACATCTATGCTGAGGAATCTACAACAACAAACGAAGACGGATTTATATTACAGATCTATTCAGAATCTAAAAGAATAAAAGGGGTATTGGCTGATTTATTCAATAATACTTTGGATATCAACACAAACTTACCTATGTGGACAAGAAACACTTGTAAGTATGGTGATAACTTTGTCTACTTAAAATTAGATTCTGAAAAAGGTGTTGTTGGTGTACAACAATTACCAAATATAGAAATCGAAAGAGTTGAGGCAGGTATGCACGAAAAAAGAGCTCAGTCTTTGGAAGACCCTACCGCACAAAGAGCCCTTCACTTCAAGTGGAAAAACAAAAACATGGAATTCCAATCATGGGAGATCGCTCACTTCAGACTTTTGGGTGATGATAGAAAATTACCTTATGGTACCTCTATGTTAGAAAAGGCAAGACGTATTTGGAAACAATTGTTACTATCTGAAGATGCGATGCTAATTTATCGTACCTCAAGAGCACCTGAAAGAAGAATATTCAAAGTGTTTGTTGGTAATATGAATGACGAGGATGTTGAGGCATATGTTCAACGTGTTGCAAATAAATTCAAAAGAGATCAAGTCTTAGATCAGAAGACAGGTAACGTGGATATGAGGTTCAACCAAATGGCTGTTGACCAAGATTACTTCGTTCCTGTTAGAGATCCTGCAGCACCATCTCCAATTGATACTTTACCTGGGGCACAAAACTTGGCCGAGATTGCCGATATTGAATATATTCAAAAGAAATTATTGACAGCATTACGTGTTCCAAAAGCCTTTTTGGGGTTTGAAGAAGTTGTTGGGGACGGAAAGAACTTGTCATTACAAGACATCCGTTTCGCACGTACAATCAATAGGATTCAAAAAAGTATGTTGCAAGAATTAAATAAAATTGCAATCATACACTTATTCCTTAATGGATTCGAAGAGGAAATTGCAAACTTTACTTTAGGTCTTACAAACCCATCTACCCAAGCAGACTTGTTGAAAATCGATGTTTGGAAAGAGAAAGTTCTACTTTACAAAGATGCTGTTTCCGATCCTGGAAACGGTATCCAACCTGTATCATCTACATGGGCTAAAAAACATATTCTCGGAATGTCTGATGAGGAAATCAAATTAGATCTACAACAACAAAGAATTGAGAAGGCAGTAGGAGAAGAATTGAAAAATACTCCAGCCGTAATTCAGAAGACAGGAATATTTGACAACATCGATAAGCTTTATGGTTCAACAACAGGATCCACAGCCACAGCGGGAGCAACACCAAGTGAAGAAGTTTCAGAACCGGCTTTAGGCGCATTACCAACTGAAACAGGTGGTGCACTTCCTGGTGAGGAAACTCTGGCACCTGAAGCGGCACCTGAGGGTGAAGCGGCAGCAACAGTTCCCGAATCACGATTCGACAATATGAATATATTACTCGATTCTGATATGATTAAGGGTAAAACAATTTTAGATTTGAGTCACGGACAACAATATTTAGGTGAAATTGAAAAAGAGTTAGACAACTTACTAAACTCCTAATATTTATAAAAAAATATTGTTCCATGACCTTCG